AGATCATAAATAGAAGCACCTGTAGTATTATTCTGTAAAGCCATTTGTTTTAACTGTTCTAAGACAGCTCTATTATTAGCAGTGGTAGTGCAGAATATATTCAAGTCTCTCAATAATAATTCCGTACCATTAATTTCAAAATTAACTTTTTCATCAGATGATGTCATATAAGATAATCTTAAAGATGGTTTAGTTGAATGATAGTATTGAGCTAAATCAGTTCTCATCTGATGTACTCTTGGCATTAAATAATCACAATGCTGAATAAAGTAAACTTCTGTTTGTGCATAAGATGCATTAACAGCTTGTTCAACTCCAGTAGCAGTTTCTTGTGCTATTTGTTGACCCATTCTTTGTGGAGAAATACCAATAACTTCATAAGCTTGTTGTTTAAAATAATTAGCTAATTGAATTCTTGACATCAATCTACTAGTTTGTTCTAAATCTAACTTTTGGAAATGTTGGAAGTTTAATGGGTTTTCTGTATTAGTAATAGACGTATCTAATGGTAACATTTGGAAATTCTTCATAGCTACATATGCTTTAGCTAAATTTCCTTTACCCCAATCTTCACCTAATGAATGTTTTGGTAATGTGTTTTGATCTAACAATACAACAGTACCTAATTCATCTACTAATATATCAGCAATTTGATTATTAACAATGTTATATCCAATTTGATGAGGTTTCATTAAATCAATTAATGCAGTAGACTTAGTATTTCTATCAGAAAATACAGCACCTTCAATTGGTAATTTACAACCATATACTGAATTATCACCTTTAAATTGGAATCTTAATGGTGATATTTTTTGTTTATCTGTACCAATATAGATAGGTGTAAATCCACCAGGATTATTCATACCCCAGAAAGAAGGAATATTTGGTCCAATCTTTACACCACCCCAAACTTCATTAATCCAAATCCAATCAATATGTTCTCCAAAGATTAAAGTATCTTTAGTTTTATTTTTAAATAATCTAGTATCATAAATAGGTTTGTCTGTAACTGTGTAATCTTCAGATACAATATCAGTTGTAACTTCACCTGATTCAGATATTTTTGTAATATGACCTACTTTTCTTTGTGACTTCCAATAACCTGTAGTTACTCTTAATAAATAAGCAGTACCTTGATCATAGTAATCTTCACCTTCACTAAGAATATAATTAATAATATCTCCACCTTGATAAGCAGTATTAGCTGCTGCAGTAGTATATTGACGCATACCTAATGAAGGCATATTAGTATTCCACTCATGAGATTTAGTAGCATCATAAAAAGAACCATCATTTTGTGTACCACCAATATTATAACCAGCAGATCTAATAGGATATATTGCTTCTAAGGAAGCCATTTGTTCTTCAGTCATCAAGTATCCATACTTATCAATAACATCTGCTACAGTGAACATATCAGTCTTACCAGCCCAATTTGATTGAGAGATATATCTTGAATCTGGAGATTTATGATAAAAACATAAAACAGGATTCCATAATTCTACTTCATAGTCATCTTCCATCATTCTCATGTGCCAGAATTCTCTATCAGTAATTAACATATCACGGAATGCTCTCTCTTCTAACTCATCCATTTTAAATCTTTCAACATCTACTTTATGTTGATGAGTTGACCATTCTTCAATCATAGATCTATAATCTTTTTTAAAGAACCCTTCAATCTCAGGTAATGATTTTAAATTTTGTGGATCTAGTTGTTGTTTAGCTTCTTCAGAGTTTGGATCTAAACCTTGTTCCATTAATGCAGCAAGTATTTTCATTTGTGCATTTCCCATTAATGTTTCTTCAACCATTTTTCTTTTCTGTTCCATCATCTCATTATATGAGAATTCATCAACAGCACGGTATGTAAGTTTTGTAGATCTTTTAGCAAACTCTGCAACAAGAACATTAATAACATTAGGAATAATAGGATAAAATTTTAACTCTAATACAGAAGCATCTTCTTTAGTTAAAGTTTCAATAATATCTCTGTAGTCATTATCCTCTTCAATAATATAGTCAGTTTTATCAATAATACCTTTAGCTAACTTATAATTTTTCATTAGTCTTCTAGCATTTCTTCTAATCTGTTTAAGACCATTCCACTCTAACCAATCTAAATTCCAAGCAGCCCATGATTCATCTTTATCCTTTTTAGGAATAAATTGTAAAGGTTGTGTAATACTACCAATTCTATTTTGTTCTACCTTAGCTCCGTTTTTGAGCTGTAATGCATTAAATACTTGCATAATTTTTATTTAAAATTTTTAAATGGTGACTTTCTAAATATCTCTCCATTAACTAGTTTACCTCTTCCTATATTACGGAACGGACTACTATTTAATTTATATAAATTATTTGACTTTTGCAAGTTTTTACTTGCTTCATCCATAATAACTCTTTTGGCATATCCTCTATTTGATTGTTGTATTCTCATAAATGCTACTAATGCAACAAAAGAAACTAATCTATCCACATTGACACCTTCTGCATATTCTCTCATTTCATATATAAGCATTGGATCAGGTATTCTTTCAATACCATACTTTGTCCTTACAATTGTTCCATCTGGTTTAGTTTCTACATCAAGTTCTTCTTTAGTATATTCAATACCATAACTTAATAAATGGGCTTTAAATAGTGTACCTGTATTTTTCCAACCATACTCCTGGAATACGTTAGCATTTGCACCAAGGTCTTTTAAGAATAATATTTGACTTTTTGGTACAAGATATCTTTGTTTTTTTCTTGAGATCATGTATTGTATAAACAATGAAATGTTATTCTCAATTACTGTCCATGCATTATACCACTCTATAATTAGTTCTAATCTTTGATGAGTTTTATTAATATCATCAAACCTTCCACACCATGCAGCAACAATTTTATCAGGTTCAATATATGTTTCAGTTTCTGTTCCTGTTATTTTAGTTACTTCTACTGGTGCTTTCATTACATAAATAGAACACAATGATTCAGATGTATTTGTTTTACCTTCAGAAACAGGGTCAATAGAAGCATAATACTGACCAAATGCAGGATCTTTTATAGGTCTTTCCCATACTACTAAACAACCTGTTTTATCTTCAGTCTTTTTAGTTATAGGAAATTCTTTAATAGGTAACTTATTACTTGGTTTAACTTCTACTTTACCATTTGAATCTGTCATGATATCTAGTAACTCATAAGCATATTCTTTTTCATCAATTCTTTTTTGTTGTGCACTAAGTAAATGTGGAGGAAATACAGACACACTTCTATGTGCAAATGCTTCTTCAATATTTCTTGGGTGCTGAGAAATCCTTAATTGATAATCTTCAGGACTTAAATCTTTTTTCCATTGTTTAAATTGATCATCTAATGCTTTTAAAGCTTGCTCTACTAATGAATTACCATACTCATCAATATGTGGTGGCATAGACCATTGTTCAGGAATAAATAAACCTGACATTCCAATGGTACCTTTAGCATCAATAAGGTTAGTTTCTACAGAATATATATCTTTTGCAATAGGATTTAAGATCATATCTTTTAATGGGTTACATTGAGATAAATCCCCTACAGATCCTGCAGCAATAAACATACCTGTTGTCATCATACCTGATCTCATGGCAGGACGCATATACTCATATGTTTGATCCATCTTAGGAGCAATACCAGCTTCTTCATGAAAGAAGTATTTTACTGGACCCCCTACACCATTTGTAGGATCTTTCTCAAAAGACATACCTTGCATAGTACCTTTTAAACCTACTTCAATTTTTCTGTCTCCTTTTCTTACCTCAATCTTTTGTTGCCACATTAATACTTTATCTGGAGACATGGGTCTATACCATGCAGTATGTTGGTTTAAGAATGCAGCATATTCTGACATAAACTTCCAAGAACCTTTCTCATTAATATAATCTTTAAGACTAGCTCCCATTTTAAGAGTAACCCCAGCCTCAAACCATAACTGATTAAGTAATTTGGATATGTGAAAATATGATGATGCAATCTGACGTTTCTTTAATATAGCAACATGCTTATAATTTAATTCAGCTAATATTTCATATAATGCCATATGATATTGTGCATCTCTAATTTTAGCAAAGTCAAATTTTTGTTGTTCTTTATCAAAGATTGGTAAAAAGTTTAACCACATATAGTAATCTCTGGTTATGTACCACTTCTTATTACCATTAATATAATATACACCTTTAGTACATTTAGTTTTTTGATCATCCCAATAGTTAATAAAATCTTTAGATTTAAAAGGAGCAAAGCAATAAATGTTTTGATCTCTAAATTTTACAGCTTCTTGATTAAATAAAAAACTTGTTTCATCAAATTCATATAAACCTGGTTCTTTAAATATACTTTTAACATCATCAGCAAATTCTTGTCTTGAATTAAAACTTGTTAATTCCCAAGTTCCATTATTCCATGTAGGTATATCTTGATATATTTCACTCATAATTATGTTGTTTGGTCATATGCCATACCAATACCTCCGCGTACTTTACTTTGTTGTTCATCTTGAAGATCTTTGTAAGCACCTTTAAATGAGTTTCTTATTCCCTCAAAGTTTTTAGCAGCATTTACTAATGCAGTAATATTACCATCTCTACCATCTGTAATAGATGTAGTTTCCATATATTTAGCCATCCTATCTAACATAGAAGCAATACCTTTGTATGCTCTTGATGTAGGAGTAGAAAACATTCTTTCACAGAATATTAATGCATCATGTATTGTTTGGTCTTCAGTTGAAAATTCAGCTTCAATTTGTTCTATAATCATTTCTTCTTTATCATTTTCTGGATAATAAAAAAATGGATTAGAATCTGGATTAGGATATGTCATGTAGAATATGTACTGATATATTTTTAAGTAATCATCAGGATATTCATCCATAACATCTTTTAATGCTTTAAGAGTATAGCAATGTTCTGTTGGAACTACTACACCATTTTGTATATCAAACAGTTTTATTATCATCTTGATATTTTTTATAAATATATTTAAATTCACCATAATGAATGTCTATACAATAACTTTCAT